GAAGTATTCGGGATGCCGCTGCGCCTTGGCCGTTATGGTCCGAACGCAACACAAGATGACATTGATGTTCTTGTCCAGGCGGTGGCTAATATCGGCACTGATGCGGCGGCGATCTTGCCTGAAGGTATGCGAATTGATTTTCAACAAACTGCGCAAGGAGGGGGCGCAGGTTCAGGGGCTGCGGTTTTTCAGACAACGGCTGAGTGGTGGGATCGTCAGGTATCGAAAGGTGTCCTTGGTCAGACGGCAAGTTCTGAAGGAACACCGGGCAAGCTTGGCAATGAAGACAGTCAGGAAGATGTGCGCCGTGACATTTTAAGATCAGACTGTCGCCAGCTTGCCTTGACGATCAATAGAGATTTAATTCGGGCCTTTGTTGACATTAACTTCGGTGCGCAGGAAGCCTATCCAACCTTCTCTATGCCGGTACTAGAGCCGGAAGATATCGCGCTGATTATTGAAGCATTGGATAAACTGGCTGATAAGGGACTGACAGTCAAATCCTCAGAGGTTCGGGCCAAACTTGGCTTCTCAGATCCTCAAGCTGGCGATGAAGTTATTGGAAAGAAAGCTGAAGAAGTTTCGGCACCGAAGCCTGATATGGAAAAGGCGGCAAATCGTTCTCAACAAACTACCAGCATTGATGATGAAATCGAAGAGCTTGGCCTTGAAAACTGGCAGGCGCAAATGCAGCCGGTTATTGATCCGATCAAAGAGCTTTTTGACCAATCGGAAAATTTCGAAGATGTCCTTCAGGGGTTACGCGGTTTGGAAATGGATATGGAAACCATGATCCGATCTTTGGCGGCATCAACTTTCAAAGCGCGAGCTGCGGGGGATAGTGATGCCGACTGAGCATGAGAAACCGGGCTTTAATTTCGGTCAGGGACCGTCGCCAGAGGTACTGGACTATATGAGGAAGAAAGGCTGGAAGATTGGTTTCAGCTACAAGGACGTTTGGGGCGATGAACATGCCTTCGCCTTTACGGTGGCCAAGGCCATGCGCATGGACATTCTTGTCGCTATCCGTGACGCGGTTGAACAAGCCATTGAGACTGGACAGACCTTTCACCAGTTCAAAAAAGACCTGATCCCGTTGCTTCAAAAACTGGGGTGGTGGGGACAGGAGATGATGCGCGATCCGCAAGTGGAAGGCATGAAAGGCATGGTTAAGGCCCAGCTCGGCAGTCCCCGACGTTTAAAGGTGATCTATCGCGCCAATATCAGAACAGCACGCTCAGCAGGTCAATATCAACGTGCGTTACGCACAAAGGCGGCACTGCCGTATTTGATCTATGAGCTGGGGCCGAGTGAAGAGCATAGACCAGAACATGCGGCCAAAGCCGGTGTGGTGGCACCGATTGAGGACCCGTTCTGGAATAATTGGTTTGGGCCGAATGGTTGGGGCTGTAATTGTCGGGTCCGCCAGATCAGTCAGGCGGAAGTCGATCGCAAGGGTTTGGATGTGGGTGCGCCGAAAAATATTCCAACCGTTAAATGGACGAATGATCGCACTGGTGAAGTGCTCAATATTCCTGAAGGGATTGATCCCGGCTGGGACAATAATCCGGGTAAGGCGCGAGCCGATGTGTTGGCAAAAAAACTGGCAGACAGTACGAAAGATTTTGAGAAAGTGAAAAAGCCGTTTTAAGGGGGCTCAGGGCGTTTAAGTCTATTTCATGGCCCATTTGGCGAGAAAATCTTTAAACGGATTTTTAAACGGTACTAAAAGGCATTTAGCCTTATTTAAGATGAGAGTGCTCCAACGATCATTGATTTCAATGCCTCACTAGCTACCCCAATACCATATCCTGTAATTTTAGAGACCCATTCAGGTTTTGACTTTTCTAAGTTTTCGGCAAACTCTTGACCTTTCATCGTCAGACTAACGGGAGCGTCTGAGTATCCCAGTATTTGATCATTTGAGAATAAAATAAGGGATTTGCTTTCCCCAGATAAATCCTTAACGAAGTGAGCATCTTCCATTAGTTTCCAATGGAAAACGAACTTTTCTAATTCTGCAGAAGGTAGTCCCGTGTGAGGATCGCTTTTATCAAATAGATCATACAAATCATCACCGAAGGAAATTGAGGCCGTTTTCGCATTCAAGAATTTGGGAAATATTTCATCCTTCAGATAATCGTAATCGATCCTCATAGCCATCTCTCTTAATTGTGGGGTGGAAGTGCTTCCGCGTCTAGGTTTCAGCGGGCTGTCACCATAATGCCCCCATGAAACAGAAAAGCACAAGCACCAATTTTCACATTGCACTTAACACCGATGCAACCGGGAACGCACCGGAATGGGTCGAACTCATTCCTGCCGGTCCACTGATCATCGGTTACGACAAGCGGCAATGGCTCCACGACCAACCTGATGCGGTTGTCAGTTTCTTTAAAGAAAGCAACCGCCCTCTGATCATCGACTATGAACATGCGACCGAGCACAAGGCCCCTCTGGGGGAACCGGCACCGGCTGCAGCTTGGGTCGAGGAGATGGAGGTTCGTGACGGTGGGTCAGTCTGGGGCCGCGTGATCTGGACACCGAAAGGAAACCAGATGGTGAAGGATAAGGAATATCGCTTCCTGTCTCCCGTGCTTCTCTTTTCCAAGGATCGCAAACGACGCATTGGCGGTATCGATTCAGTCGGTCTCGTCGGTCAGCCTAATCTCACTTCATTGAAAGCACTTAATCGTGCTGAAACACCAACTCAGGAGATGTCAATGGATCTTTCAAAGGTCTGTGCGGCTCTTAAATTGGTTGATGGTGCAAATGAGGATCAGATCCTCGGTGCGATCAACGCGATTAAGGATGACCGCGACAAGGCATTGAATGCTTCGCAAAAAGGCCCGGACCTTGAAAAGTTCGTTCCCCGCGCGGACCATGATGCCTTGAAAAAGGAACTCAACTCTTCTCAGGCACGTATTGCCGAGCTGGAGAGTGCCGATCGCAACAAAGAAATTGATGGCGTCATCGATCAGGCTTTGACCGACGGCAAGATCGTTCCGTCCACTGCCGACTATTACCGCGAACAGTGCCGTTCCGAAGGTGGTCTCGATAAGTTCAAGGACTTTATTAAGGCCGCGCCGGTTATCGGTGCGCCGTCCGGGCTGGAAGGCAAAGAGCCGAACAAGTCGGATACGTTGACCAGTCTTGAAAAAGAACTCTGTTCTCGAATGGGACTGACCGAAGACGAATTTCGTGCTGCCAATAAGGAGATTGCGTAATGTTGAATGCTGATCGCAATACACCGTCTCGCGGCGGCATTGATCACGCCGATCCTGTTGCTGCCGGTACTGTTATCCGTGCAGGGGCTCTTACCGCTCTGAACGCAAACGGATTTCTCGTGCCGGGTTCAACAGCTGTCGGGTTGACTAGCCGTGGCCGCGCATTGGAAACAGTCGACAATTCAAACGGTTTGGATGGTGACCAAACCGCCCATACCGACAAAGGCACATTTCGCTTCAACAACCACGATACGGACGTGATCACGCGAGCTGATATCGGTGGCACAGCCTACATCGTTGATGATGAAACGGTCGCTGTCAATGACGGTACAGGAACACGATCTGTGGCTGGAAAAATCGACGACATCGATGACCACGGTGTTTGGGTAACGGTTTAAGGCCGCGTTTCAAATTTCGAAAAGGATTAATTTCATGCTGATTAACGGCACGAATATCACCGCACTGAACCGGACGTTCAATGCGGCTTTCCAAAGAGGCATTGCTGGTGTCAGTTCGCCGGACTGGGAAAAATTGCAACCAAGGTTTTGTCAACCACCGGACAAAATGACTACGGATGGCTCGGCGATTGGCCGGAAATTCGTGAATGGGTTGGTGAGCGCGTTCTCAAGCAATTGGCGGCTTGGGATTATGCAATCAAAAACAAAAAATTCGAAAATACAGTTCGCGTTCAACGCACGGACATTGCGGATGACAATCTGGGCCTCTACGGTCCTCGGTTTGAAATGCAAGGCAACCGAGTTGCTAATTTTCCGAATAAGCTTGTTTTTCAGGCTTTGGCAAACGCCTTTACTGGCCTTTGTTACGATGGGCAGGCGTTTGTTGATACTGATCATCCTGTCCAAGACAGTAATGGCGGGACCAAAACAGTTTCGAACTTCGGCGGTGGAACTGGCGATGCATGGTTCCTGATGATCAACAAGTTGCCGTTGAAGCCGATCATCTATCAGGAACGTGAAAAGTTTAAATTCACGGTTATTGAAGACCCCAAAAACGATCACGTCTTCATGCGTGATGAATACCTGTATGGCGTCGATGGTCGTTGCAATGTCGGCTATGGCTTGTGGCAGTTCGTCTATGGTTCAAAACAGCCGTTGACCGCAGCCAATTATAAGGCCGCCAAAGATGCTATGGCTGCGGTTCTGGGTGATAGTGAAGGCGAGCCGCTG